CTGACCAGCGGCAAGGTGTACCTCGGCGTGATGGGCGTGCACTCGTCCCTCAACGCGTTCCCGAACACTCCCGGTTCGGGCTGGACGGCGAACCACTACGCCGACGAGGGCACGGAAGGTGTCGGGCAGGCGTACCTCACGAACACGACCACCGGGGTCACGTCCCTCGCGGCGACGTGGACGGCTGGCACGGACGGGTATGCGGTTGCGGCCGCTGCCCTGTCGGAAGGTCCGCGCACGCAGGTCGTGGCTGCGACGGGTGCGACGGTTGCCCTCACGGCTGCCGCCACCCCGGGGGGGACCGCGAAGCCGGAGGACGCCACCGGCGCGACGGTCACGATCAGCGCGGCAGCGCTCCCCGCCGCCATGACCAAGACCACGACGGCAACAGGGTCCACGGTCACCCTGACGGCTGCCGCCGCCGGCGACAAGGTGTCGCCCGGCACGTATGAGCAGCGCGGCATCACCGGCCCCCCGAAGTCCTACGGCACGGTCACCGGGCGGCTCGGCAAGGTGGGGACGCAGACCCACACGACGACGGCTACCGGGGCCACGGTCACGCTGACGGCGGCAGCAGCAGCGTTCATCACCGACTCCGCGACAGCGACCGCGGTGACGGTGACGGTGACGGCTGCGGCAACGCCGGCCAACATGACCAAGAGCACCACGGCCACCGTGTCCACGGTCACGTTCACGGCGGCGGCCACGCCCGCAGCGATCACGAAGTCCACGACCGGCACCACCGCGACGGTCACGGTCACGGCGTCGGCTGCCGGGCAGATCACGGACGACGCGGTAGCGAACGCGACCGTCACGATCACCGCGTCGGCCACCCCCGGGGGGACGGCCAAGCCGCAGACGGCCACCGTGTCCACGGTCACGATCAGCAGCACCGCGACGCCCGGGGCGATGACGAAGCCGGCCACCGCCACGACCTCCACGGTCACCCTGTCCACGACCGCTGTCCCTGCCGCGATCACGAAGTCCACCACCGCGACCGCGGTCACGGCGACGGCAACCGCCGCGAGCCAAGGCGAGGTGTGGCGGACCCGGTTCTACCGTCCGGATGCGATCCTGTCGATGACGGGTCTCGCGGGCACGGTGCTGCTCATCCAAGACTCCCCGACCTCCCCGAACGCCGAGTTCCTCGCCCCGACGACGGGGGCGGTGGACCTGCGGTTCTCGTTCGAGGGTCCGCCGGCGGGTAAGAACCTGCGGACGGGTGCCGGGTACAACATCATCCGGGTCCTTGCGAGTGTGGCCCCATGACCACGAGTGGGCCGCTGCGCGGCACAGGGGCGAACTTCCACACGACGTGGACGAGCCAGACGAACGCCTACGACGCTGGCTCTGCCACGTTCGCGTCGTTCACGTCGTCCACGGCGCAGACGGCGTGGGTGGAGGTCACCGGGTACGACTTCTCGGGCATCCCGTCTGACGCGGTGCTGGACAGCGTTGTCGTCCGAGTCAAGTATTACCTGAACAACGCTGCCCGGTGGGACACCGAAGTCCTGACGGTGAGGAACGGTGCGTCTGCCGTCGGCGACAGCATGACGGTGGCGGAGTCCACCACGTCCACGAACTACGCCGATATCACCGTCACCGGGCTGACGCTGGCAGAGGTGCGGAACGCGGACTTCCGGGTGCGGCTGTCCGCGAACAAGACGGGCACGTCGTCGGGCATCATCTACGTGGACTATCTGGACGTCACGGTCACGTACCACCAAGACCTCGCGGCGACGGCTGACGCGACGGTCGCCATCAGCGCGGCCGCTGAGGGCGCGTCCTACGCGGAAAAGACCGCTGACGCGACAGGCGCGACGGTCACGATCACGGCGGCAGCGACTCCGGGTGGCACGGCGAAGCCGGAGGACGCCACAGGGGCCACCGTCACCCTGACAGCGGCAGCGGCACCGGGCGGCGTGGGTAAGCCTGTCACCGCCACCACGTCCACCGTCACCCTGACCGCTGCCGCCTCCGGCTACCTCACGTTCATGGGTGCGGGCACCGGATCGACGGTTGCCCTGACCGCTGCTGCCAGCGGCGCTGTCTCCTCGTCCCGCACCGCCTCCGCAACGGTCACCGTGTCCACCGCAGCCGTCGGTGACGTCACGACGGGTGCGGCTGTCGTCACCTACGAACTGTGGGAGTCGGGTTCGTTCATCGCCACCCTCGGCACGGCGAACGCGAACGGCACCGTCGCCGAGTTCGACCTCGCCCCCCACATCGGGAGCCTGTCCGACGCGACGGGCAACGGCATCGAAGTGCGGGCCACCGCATCCAAGGGGTTCCGGTTCGAGGCGGCGGAGTGGGAAGCCACGTTCGTTTCGCCCGGGTCCAATGAGCAGGCTGCTGACGCCACCGGGGCAACGGTCACGGTCACCGCTGCCGCTGCGGGTGCCGTGTCGTCTGCCCGCACAGCCACCGCCGCGACGGTCACGATCACCTCCGCAGACGCGCAAACCCTCCTCGGGCACTTCGTCGGGACGACTGTGGCGACGGTCGTGGTCACCGCTGCCGCGTCCGGCGTGGTCACGGACACGGACACCGCCACCGCCTCCACCGTCACGGTCACGGCGGCAGCAGCGGGCACGGCGACGAAGGCACCGACCGCGACGACGGTCACCGTCCCTGTCACCGCGGCAGCAGCAGGCAACGTCACCGATGAGGCCACCGCCAGCGCCACCGTCACCGTCACCGCCGCGGCTACCCCGGCAGCGATCACGAAGGCGACCACCGCCGGGGACGCGACGGTCACGGTCACCGCGGTCGCTACGCCGGCGAACCTGACCAAGACGACGACGGGCACCGCGGTCACCGTCACGGTCAGCACGACCGCGACAGGGCTAGTGGAGCATCTCGCCTCCGCCAGCACGACCGTCACCACGAGCGCGACCGCGACTCCGGCGGCCATGACCAAGACCGCCACCGCGGACGCGACCAGCGTGGGCACGAGCGCGGCCGCGGCGTTCATCACCGACGACGCCACCGCCACGGCGACAGTCACGGTCACGGCGACGGCGACCCCCGGGGACATGACCAAGACGGTCACCGGGGCGGGGTCCACCGTCACGACGACAGCGGCAGCGGGTGGTGTCGTCACCGACACGGCCACCGCGGCAGCAACGGTCACGACCACAGCGACCGCATCAGGTTACGTCGCGTCGTCCCGCACCGCTGACCCGGCGACCGTCACGATCACCGCCACCGCTGTCCCCGCCCCGCAGGAGGCCACCGCGGCAGCGACGGTCACCGTCACCGCTACCGCCTCCCCCGGGGGGACGGTCAAGGCGGCCACGGCTGACGCCACCGTCACGATCACCGCCGCCGCGACCCCCACCCCGATCACGGACACGGCGACGGCGAACGCGACAGTCACGGTCACGGCTACGGCGACTCCGGGCAGCATCACGAAGGCCGCCACCGCGACCGGCGCAACCGTCACGACCACGACGACGGCAGACGGCTACGTCACGACGTACCGCTCCGCCACCGCCACGGTCACGACCAGCACGACCGCGGTCCCTGCCGCGATCGGCGATCAGGCCACCGCAGACGCCACCGTCACGGTGACAGCGGCAGCGGACGCCGCCGTCGCGAAGTTCGCCACCGCTGACGCGACCGTCACGATCACCGCAGCGGCCACACCTCAACCTGTCACCGACACGGCGACCGCCGACGCCACGGTCACGATCACCGCTGTCGCCACGGCCGGGAACCTGACCAAGATCACCACCGGGCAGGCCGTCACCGTCCCGATCGCGGCTGCTGCTGTCGGCACCGGGTACAGGGAAGCCAGCGGCACCGCGACGGTCGCCATGTCCGCGGCAGCCTCGGGCAGCGTCGAAGGCGTCTACGACGCTGACGCGACCGTCACGATCGCGGCGGCCGCTGAGTCCACGCTGGTCAAGACGGCCACCGCAGACGCGACCGTCAGCGTCGTCGCCATCGCGGTCGCCGGCGGCGAGTCCGACTCGGCTGCTGATCCTGTCACCGTCACCCCGACCGCTGTGGCGAACGGCGTCACCGAGCATCTGGTCTCCGCGACCGCGGTAACGGTCACGGTCACGGCACAGGCGACCCCCTCCCCCATCACCGATCAGGACACGACGTCGGCGACGGTCACGGTGACGGCTACCGCGGACGCGACGGTCCACAAGTACGGCACGGCGAACGCCACGGTCCTGATCCTCGCCACCGCCACGCCGGAGGCCATAGAGGATCAGGCCACCGCGGACGCCATCGTCGCCCTCACCGCGCTGGCGGACGGTGTGACGGTCAAGTACGTGCACGCGGACCCGGCCACGGTCCTCCTCACCGCCCTCGCCGAGGGCACGACGGCGGCCGGCGATCTCGGTCAGGAGTCGTGGGGAGTGATGCTGCTGTGACGTGGGAACGGGACCTCGCCCGGGACCTGTGGGAACAGGGACTCAGCGTGGACGAGATAGAGCGGCTAGTCTCCCTCCGGGTGGAGGAAACCCTCCGGGGAAACTGCTCCGTCCGAGTACCGGAGAACGCCGGTAGGATGGCGACGATGGGAGGGCGAGATGCAGGCACCACGGATGACTGACCTCATCATTGAGGAAACGTCAGGAGTCGATCATCCCGCCCACTTGCATGAAGGCTGGATCGTGGCGAAGGCGGCTACGGTGTCCACAGCGGCAGAGGTCATGGAGTCTCTGCCCGACCCGGTGGAGGAAAGCATGGCAGACGAGATCACGCCCGACCCCGACGTGGAAGTTCCGGGCGACGAGGCCGGCGTAGAGCCGGTGACCGAAGCCTCCGACACGGGGGAGGTCAGCGCTGAGGATCAGGAAGCGCAGGACGCTCTCGCCGTGGCTGAGGCCCGCATCGCGGAGTTGGAGGCCCGGATCGCTGAACTCGAAGCGTCCACGGCCGAGAAGTCCGCGGAGGAGTCGCCCGCCGACACCCCGGAGCCGGTGGTGGAGGAGTCCGGGGAGGACGCCCTCCTGAAGGCCGCACCTCCGGAGGTTCGCGAGATGATCGTGAAGGCCCGGCAGGAGCGCGAGGAGGCTCTCGCCACCCTGACCAAGGAGCGCGAGGAGCGGGCCGATGAGGCCGCCATCGCGAAGGCCGCCACGCAGTTCGAGCACCTGAACGTCGATCCCTCGAAGATCGGGCCGGCCCTCCGCCGGCTCGCTGGCACGGACCCTGACCTCGCGAAGTCGCTGGAGGATGCCCTCCTCGCCGCCGACGCGCAGCAGGAGTCGGCCGGCATCTTCGCCGAGATCGGCAAGTCCGCTGGCGCTGGCGCTGGCACCGATGCCTACTCCAAGATGCAGAGTCTCGCCAAGGCGAAGGTTGCCGCTGGCGATGCCGACACCGTGGAGAAGGCGCTGACGCAAGTTGTCAGCGAGAACCCCGACCTCTACGAGGACTACCTGAGTGAGAAGGGAGCCTGAGACATGGCTTACGAAGGTCAGCAGCCGATCACTCTCAGCCTCCCGGCTGGAGAGAACCTGACGGCAAAGCAGTTCACGTTCGTCAAGATGGACACCGACGGCACGGTGATCGCCTGCACGGCGACTACCGACCGCCCGCTCGGCGTCCTCCAGAACAGCCCGAACGACGGGCAGGTCGCCCTCGTCTGCGTCACGGGCACCACGAAGGTCGTCGCCGGTGGCTCCGCCTCCGTCGGTAACCCGGTGTTCGTGTCCGCCTCCGCAACCGCCATCACGGCGGCGTTCGGGGCGGCCTCGGCAGCGTTCGTCCTCGGCACCCTGCTGGAGGGAGCCGCGGCCGGTCAGGTCGTGTCCGCCGTCATCAACTGCGCCGCCGCAGGGCGCGGAGCCTAGAAGGGATCAGGGACAATGCCGCAGCCCACTCAGAACGAGGTCCACATCGACGCTGTGCTGACGAATGTCAGCGTCGCGTTCATGCAGGACGCCGCGAACTTCATCGCCGGACAGGTGTTCCCTGTCGTGCCGGTGGACAAGCAGAGCGACAAGTATTTCGTCTACGACCAGAACGACTGGTTCCGGGACGAGGCACAGGTCCGCGCCGATGGCGACGAGTCGGTCGGGTCGGGCTACAGCCTGTCCACCGACAACTACTACTGCGACGTGTGGGCGCTCCACAAGGACGTGGGCGACCAGACGCGTGCGAACGCTGACTCAGCGATCAACGTGGACCGTGAGGCCGCGGAGTTCGTGACCCAGCGTCTGCTCCTCCGCCGTGAGGCGCAGTTCGTCACCGACTACCTCACGACCGGGGTGTGGGGCTGGGATATCGCCGGCGTGTCCGGCTCTCCCTCCACGAACGAGGTCAAGAAGTGGTCGGCGTCGGCCGCCGCTCCGATCGACGACGTGGAGGAGGGCAAGGCCACCGTCCTCGAAGCAACCGGACTGGAGCCGAACACCCTCGTCCTCGGCTACAACGTGTTCCGCGCTCTGAAGCGGCACCCGTCGATCACCGAACTCATCAAGTACACGTCCAGCCAGACGATCACGGCCGACATGCTGGCCCGCATCTTCGAGGTGGACCGGGTGCTGGTGTCGAAGTCGGTCAAGGCGTCGAACAAGGAAGGCGCTACCGCCGCCTACGGGTTCACGACCGGGGACGTCGCGCTCCTCGCGCACGTCGCCCCGAACCCGGGCCTGCTCGTCCCGTCCGCCGGCTACACGTTCGCGTGGAACGGCGTGTCGGGCGGCCTCGGCACCACGATCGGCACCTCCTCGTTCCGGATGCCGGAGCGGAAGGCGACCCGCGTGGAGGGTGAGATCGCGTTCGACAACAAGGTCGTCGCGAAGGAACTCGGCTACATGTGGAACGCCATCGTGTAGTTCGATCGGTCTCCCGTGGAGGGGTCGGCAGGGTGACTCCTGCTGGCCCCTCCGCTGTTAGGTGAGAAGTGAGGTGCCATGACTGGCTGGTCCTACTCGGGGAACCCGTCGGCGTCGCCGCTGGACGAGGTTCGGTTCCTCATCGGCGACGTGGACGCTGGCGACCCGCAGATGACGAACGATGAGATCACCTACCTGCTGCGGCTCGCTGGCGGGAACACGGTGTCGGCGGCGATCTCCGGGGTCCGTGGCCTGATCGCCCGGTACGCCCGGACGGTGGATGAGGCCAAGACGGTCGGCGACCTGTCCCTGTCCACCCGGGCCTCGGGCAGGGTGGAGCAGTACGAGAAGGTCCTCGCGGCCCTGTCGGAGCAGGCGTTCGTCCGCGGCGGCGGGGTCCCCATCTACACGGCGACGGCGGGGCAGTTCGCGATCGGGCAGATGGACAATGCCTGAGCAGGCTTACCGCGAGTTGTTCTCGGAGTCGGTGACCCTGTACCCGCCGGCCGGGCGGGACTTCTACGGCGCGGAGTCGTGGTCCCCGGACGGCACGGTCCACCCGGCGCATGTCGTCCGGGAGCAGCGCCTGTCCCGGGCGAACGGCATGGAGGTCGTGGAGGATGGCCGCGTCTACGTGTGGGACGCCCCGGACACGGTGACGGCGGAGTGGCTGATGGTCCTCCCGGACTCGGCGTCCCCGGTCCTCCTCACGGTGGTCCGCCCGCATGACGAGACCGGGGAGCCGCATCACACGGTCATCAGGTTCGGCAACGGGTTCCGGGGGTGAGCGGTGGCTGAGTTCAGCATGGAGATGAAGGGCGCGGAGCGTCTGCTGTCGCTGGTGCGGGCTGCTCAGGGTGACTCGGCGACGATGCAGGCGCTCACACAGTCGGTCACGGACGTCGCGGTGCAGACCCTCGCGGAGTCCATGCGGATCGTCCCGGTGGACACCGGGGTCCTGAAGGGGTCCGCCGGCATCTCGAAGCCGACGGTGACACCTGACCTCGTTGAGGTGGAGTTGTCCTACGGTGGGGCTGCCGCGCCCTACGCTCTGATCGTGCACGAGGACATGACGATGAGCCATCAGGCGGGGAAGCAGGCGAAGTATCTGGAGACCCCGGTCAAGCGCATGGCCCCGATCTTCGTCCGCAAGGTGCAGGAGGCGTTCCTCGGCCGGTTGCGGAGGATGAAGTGATCCTCCAAGACCTCGCGACCCTGCTCCAGTCGGCGTCGGTTGCCACGATGGGGACGGACCTGTTCGCCGGCCGGATGCCTCCTCACCCGGACCGGGTGCTGTCCCTGTACGAGTACGCCGGGTTCGCCCCGCTGGAGACTCTCGGAGCGGCGGGGATGGCGCTGGACCGTCCGTCGGTGCAGATGATCGCCCGGGGTGGCCGCGGGAACTACCCGGAGGCGCACGCTCTCCTCATCGCGGCGCGGGACGTCCTCATCGGCGTGGTGGACACGTCCACGAACGGCGGCCGGCTGCTGCGGGTCCGGGCGGCTGGTTCGATCACCACTCTCGGGGAGGATGACAACGAGCGGCCTCGCCTCTCGCTGTCGTTGGACGTGGTGGCTGAGCCGTGACCGACCTGTTCGGCCGGGACGGCAGGTCCACGACGCGACCGCGCTGCTGGAGGTGCAACAAACTGCTGGCGGAGTTGGTAACCTCGCCGTGGCGGATCGTCTGTCCGCGCTGTAAGGCGCTGAATCAAGAGGAGTAGCCCGTGCCCTTCGTGGCCTTCGCATCGACCGATTGGGGCATGGTCGATGGCGACCTGATCGCCAACGGCTGTACGTGGTACAGGTGCATCCTGCCAGCCCGGGCAATGGCGGAGCAGGGCTGGGACACCGCCACCGGACTCCCCGGGGTAGACGGGGAATGGGGTCTCGGCGTCCTCCACGACGGCAAGGTCATGCCTGATGCAGACGTGACCGTCCTGAAACTGCTCATGCAGCGGGACATTCCCGCTATCGTCGCCGAGATGACCCGCGAGGGCAAGCACGTCGTCATGGACGTGGACGACTTCCACGCCGGCCTGTCCCGGGAGAACGTGGCGTCCGCCGTCACCGACCCGCACCAGCATCCGGAAGCGAACCGGGCATGGTACGAGCAGGTCATCCGTGCCGTGGACACGGTGACGGTCTCCACCGGGTTCCTCGCCAACCACTACGAGCGGCGCTGCCGGGACGTGCGGATCGTCCGGAACGCGATCGACGCGGAGCGGTACACGCAGCGGGACGTGTCCGGCCCGATGCGGCTCGGCTGGGTCGGTGCGACACCGTGGCGGTCCGGGGACCTAGAGACCCTCTCCGGCTGGCTGCCCGGCTTCCTGACCGACCACGACCTCGGGTTCCACCACGCCGGGCACATCGACAACGACCCGTGGCCGCTCGCGACCCGCGCCGGTATCGACCCGGCCCGGGTCACTACGGAGGGGATGCGGCTGCTCCCCGAGTACCCGGAGATGTTCGGCCGGCTCAACGTCGGCCTCGTGCCGCTGAACCTGATCCCGTTTAACGAGGCGAAGTCCACGATCAAGGGGCTGGAGTACGCGGCCAGCGGCATCCCGTTCATCGCCGCGCCGACGGAGGAGTACCTGCTGCTGGAGGCTCAGGGCATCGGCCGGGTGGCGTGGACCCCGGACGAGTGGCGGGACCACGCGACAGACCTCATGCACGAGGAGACCCGGGTCATGGAGGGCCAGCGGATCAGGGACCTTGTGCTGAAGCATCACACCTACCATGAGAGGGGTCCAGAGTGGGTTACCGCGCTGAGTGGCTGAGGCACGACGGCAAGGGGACCCGGCATCTGGAGGTCATCCTCCACGCGTTCGACCGTGAGGTGCGGCCAGACCGGCCGGTCCGCCTGCTGGAGGTCGGCGTGGAGAACGGCGGCAGCATGGAGGTGTGGGAGAAGGTCCTCCCCCCGGGTAGCGAGGTCCTCGGCATCGACCGGGACCGCCGGTGCGCGACGATCGGGGTCCCCGTCCTCACCGGCGACGTCCATGACCAGCGGTGGCTCCGGGAGGCGCTGGCCGGCCAACGGTTCGACGTGATCGTGCAGGACACGGGGACGCAGCCGGAACCGGGGCTGTGGCCGTTCCTCTCCACCGGGGGGCTGTTCATCGTGGAGGGCCAGTACCCGGAGTGGGGGATGGGTCTGGCGGGGGCGCTGCTGGACGGCGACTCGTGGCTGCCCGCGGAGGAGGTGCTGCGGGTCACCTGCTGGCCCGGGGCACTCGTCGTGGAGAAGCGTCACCCGCGGGCTGTGCCCTATCTGGAGGTCGTGATCGGCGAGGAGTACCCGCTGGTCAGCGCGGAGGACATGCAGGCGGCGGGGATCAAGCGCGTACTGCCGTGAGGGACCGCCACGAGTGGCCCTCTAGGTTCGGATTCAGGAACGGGCTGACGGAGTAGATGCGGACCCCGTAGCAGGCCGTCAGGACAGCCTTCACGGCCCGCAGGTGGTGTTCCCACCGTTCGAGGAATGAGTCCACGCCGGACTCGTGCTTCAGGTTCCCGGACACGTAGCCCTGCTGGTTGGTGGCCCCGTCCAGCACGCCACAGTCCGCCCCGACGAGCATCAGGTTCTCGGCCCCCATCCGGCAGGCGAGGTGCATGGCGGCGTGCAGCGTGGTCGATCCCATGATGAGGCCGTTCTCCGGCCAGCCCCACGGCTCCGGCTCGAATAGCCAGTCCGTGCCCCGGTGCTCGAAGTAGGTGGCGTTCGGCAGGTCCGGCCCCTGCTTGCCGTCCTTGTACCCCTGATCGTGGACCGGGGCGTAGAAGTGGTGCTCCGGGTGTGCCTCGGCGAGCGGGATCAGGTCCTCGAAGATGTAGTGCGTCACCGTCACGACGTCGGTCAGCGCGTACAGGTCGTTCCGCTCCGCTGCCCGGTTCACCGCGATCACCCGCCGGCCCTCGAAGAACCCCGGGTCCATGTGCGTCAAAGTTCCGCCGGACGCGACGATGTAGACGTCACCGCCGGCCAGCACGCCGTCCCCACGCATGGACTCATCCTGTCACCCCCGGGGGGGCGAACGCGGCCGTCACGCGCCGCCACAGCACCGTCCAGACACGCTCCAGCGACGGTAGGATCGTCACAGCAGACGTGCCCACGTGGCCCCGCCTCCTCGTAGCCCCTGTGGCTCCCCGGGCGCGGGGTCTCGCGTGCCGGAGGGAGGATCGGAATGGCTGAGGCGTACCGGGTACTCACCGGGATGGACTACGCAGGGAAGCGGGCCGAACCGGGAGAGATCGTCACCGACCTCCCCACGAAGTCGATCCCGTGGCTGAAAGAGCAGGGACACATCGAACTCGCGAGTGAGCCTCAGTCTCCCGAGAAGGAGGCTGACGAGTAATGCCAACGTTCCGGCACGGCAAGAACACCCGCGTCTACCTGAACGGCTACGACATGTCGCCGTTCCTGAACGAGGCGACCTCCACCTTCTCGCAGGAGACCGCGGAGACCACGACGTTCACTCAGAACGACAAGACCTACATCGCCGGCCTCGCCGACGGCACCGTTTCGGCGTCGGGCCTGTTCGACGGCACCGCGAACGCGTCCAACGCGATCCTGACGGGCCGGCTCAAGACCGAGGACAACGTGTTCACGATCATGCCGGACGGTACGGCGATCGGGGCCGCGGCGATCCTCGCATCGGGGCAGATCACGTCCTACGAGGTCACCTCCCCCGTGGCTGACGTCGTGTCGCTGTCCACCGAGATTCAGGCCGACGGTGGCCTGTTCCCCGGCGGCATCGTCCTCTGCAACGGGGTCACCGCGTCCGCCAGCGCGAACGGGACGAACGTGGACAACACGGTCCTCACCTCGCAGGGCGCGGTCGCGAACCTCCACGTCACCGCGAACAACAGGAACGGCACCGCGGTCATCAAAGTCCAGCACTCCGTGGACAACAGCGCGTGGGTGGACCTCATCACGTTCTCCAGCGTGTCCGCATCCACGGTCGTCGGCGAGTCGGTGTCCTGCACGGGCACCGTGAACCGGCACCTGCGTTACCAACTGTCCAGCATCGGCGGCGCGTCCGGCTCCGTCACGTTCACCGTCGCAGCAGCGAGGAAGTGAGATAGAGAGATGGCAACCTTCTACCACGGCAAGAGCGCCGAGTTCCAGTTGGACAACGCCGCCGGTTCGCTGACGAACATCAGCAACACCGTCACCGAGGTCACGCTCCCGCAGAGTGTGGAGACCGGGGAAACCACGGCGTTCCAGCAGAACGACAAGACCTACGTTGCCGGTCTCGGCGACTCCACGATCAGCGTGTCGGGCATCTTCGACGCCACGGTGAACACCCACATCACCGCGGTCATCGCCGCGCTGAAGGCGGGTACGGTCGCGTCGTCCACTTTCCAGTACGGCCCGGCCGGCTCTGCGTCCGGTCGCCCGAAGTTCACCGGCGAGTGCATCGTCACCTCCTACGAGGTGGGTTCGCCGGTGGGTGACGTCATCACCTACAGCATGGAGGCTCAGGTCTCCGGCTCGGTGACCGTCGGCACGTACTAGCCCGACCAGACAGTTCCACGTCCCCTCGTGGGCCAACCAAAGGAGAAGCCATGACCCTGCGCGACCGCATCCTGTCCACCTCCGACATTCCGGAGGAGCAGGTTCACGTGAAGGAGTGGGATTGCGACTTGCTCATGCGAGGCATGTCCGCCGGGGAGCGGCTTGCTCTCACGTCGTCCGCCTACGATCAGGACACCGGGCGGGTGGACATGACGCTCGTGTTCCCGGACCTCATCATCGCGTGTGCGTTCGACCCGGCGAACCCGCAGGACAAGGTGTTCTCCCCGGACGATCGGTCGGCGCTGCTGGCGAAGTCCTCCGCTGCTGTGGAGTTCCTCGCCGGCCACGCCATGCGGCTCTCCGGGATCGGGAAGGACGTGCAGGACGCGGCGGGAAAAGACTCCTCCGCCAGCCTGAGCGACGATTCGTCCTCGAACTCGCCCAGCGACTAGGGCGGACCGTGGCCGAACTCTGCTACGGAAGCCCCGGGCACAGGCCGCTGTCCGGGGCGGAACTAACGGAGTGGCTGGCGCTGGAGCAGATCAGGGTGTGGGAGCAAGAGCAGGCGGCGAAGAAGCGGGGCAAGCCCGGTAGGAGGTGACAGCCCGTGGCTCTGGACATGGACGTCGTAGCCCGGTTCCGTGCCGACATTACGGACATGTCGGCCGGCCTCCGCACGCTGGAGTCCGACCTGAAGGCGATGGGCACGCAGGTCCAGTCCACGGAGCAGAAGGTCAAGGCGATGGGCCAGTCGCTGACCTCCGCCGGCAAGGAATGGTCCCTGAAGGTCACCGCCCCCCTCCTCGCCATCGGCACCGCGGCGACGGTCATGGCGATGGACTTCGACTCGTCCATGACGAAACTGATCTCGCTCGTCGGCCTCACGAAAGAGGAAGTCGATGGGATGCGGGAGCCGGTCAAGAAGATGGCCGTGGAGTACGGCAAGTCCGCGGACGAGGCAGCGAAGGCGCTGTTCTTCATCACGTCCGCCGGCCTCCGGGGCGCGAAGGCGATGGAGACTCTGGAGGCGTCGCTGAAGGCGTCGGCCGTGGGCCTCGGCGAGACCAAGACGATCGCGGACGCGGTGACGTCGGCCCTCAACGCCTACGGTCATGAATCCATGACGGCTGGGAAGGCGACGGCCATCATGGTTGCCGCTGTCCGCGAGGGCAAGATGGAGGCGTCCAGCCTGTCCGCTGTCATGGGCCGCCTCCTCCCGGTCTCCTCAGCAATGGGTGTCGGGTTCGATCAGGTTGCTGCGGCTCTCGCATCCATGTCGGCGAAGGGTTCGGATGCTGCTCAGGGCGCTACCGCTCTCCGCGCCATCATGACCAGCCTGCTGAAGCCGACGACGGAGGCGGAGGAGGTCCTCGCCTCCTACGGGACGTCCGCTGAGCAACTGCGAGCGGAGATCAGGGAGAAGGGGCTGCTGGAGACCCTCACCGGGTTGCAGGCGAAGTTCGGGGACAACGCCACCGCCATGACGACGGTGTTCGGCAACGTCCGCGCCCTCACCGGCGTCCTGTCCATGATGGGTGGGGAGTCCAACCGGACCCGGCAGATATTCGACGCCCTCGCCAAGACCACGGAGGGGGACCTGAACACGGCGTTCGACGTCACGTCGCAGACAGCCTCGTTTAAGATGACGCAGGCGCTGGAGGCCGTGAAGGACGCCCTCATGGACGTCGGCGAGATCATCATGCCGTTCGTCGTGAAGTTCGCGACGGGGATGAAGTCGATCGCGGAGTGGGTGAAGGAACTCCCCGCCCCGGTCAAGGCGTTCGCTACCGGGCTGGGGGCCATCGCGGCGGCGGTCGGCCCGGTCCTGATCGCGCTGGGGTCCCTCATCAAGGTGTTCGGCCTCGTCAAGACGGCCGTGATCGCCATGCAGGGGCAGGTGATGGCGCTCCCCGGGAAGTTGGCGGCAGCGGCCCGGTTCCTCATGGGTCCGTGGGGGCTGGCTCTCGCGGTGGCGACGGCCGCGATCATGGACTACGGCCGGCAGCAGCAGGACGCCGCAGCGAAGGTGGACACGCTGACGGAGGCGATCAAGCGTCAGGCGGCAGAGGGTATGCGCCCGACGGCGGAGGCCATCGCGACGATGTTCGCGGAGTGGTCCTCCGGGCAGGGCACGTTCACTCAGCAGATCGACCTCCTCGGGCTGAACATGGAGGAGTTCGTCACCGCGATCATGTCCGGCGGTCCCGCCGTGGATGCCCTCCGGGGCAAGTTGGGAACGCTGGAGCAGGCGTCCACCAGCACCGACAAGATGATCGGCTCCGCTCGCGGTCTAGAGATCATCCTCCAAGAGGTCGATACGGCGTTCGGCGACGCGACGCTGAAGGCTCAGGAGATGGCGGCGGCCGAGGCCGCGGTCACGAACATCACCGGGGAAGCGGAAGGCTCTGCGGCTGCCCTCGCCGGGACCCTCCCCGGGGTGGCGAGCGGCATGGACGACACGTCACAGGCAGCGGACGAGGCCGCGGCGTCGGTGCAGAAACTGGACGCCATGTTCGCCCTGTTCGACGCGAACATCGCCGGCATCAGGGCCAAGGACCAGATGCGGAAGATGCTCGCCGACATTGGCGACGAGTTGGCGAAGAACTCCCGCGCCCTCCTCACGAACGAGGCCGCGGCCCGCACGAACCGCGACGCGGTGATGGGCCTGTTCGAGCAGGCCAAGTCGGAGGCGATTGCGTGGGGCAAGGCTCACAACAAGACCGCCGACGAGATTGAGACCCGGTTCGACTCCAACGTGAAGGCGATCCGCAAGACCCTCATCGCCAACGGCTTCTCGAAGGCCGACGTGGACACGTTCCTCGGCAAGAAGTGGATGAACACTCAGTCCGTGTCCGCCGGTGAGGCGATCTCCACCGGCCTCGCCTCCGGTATCGCGGCGGCCGCTGACAAGGCGACGGCGCAGGCCCGGGCGCTCGCGAAGGCCGCGATCATGGAGGCGCAGGACGTCCTCCGCACCGGCTCCCCGTCCAAGGTGTTCGAGCAGATCGGTCGCTGGGTGTCGGAGGGCTTCGCGATCGGTGTCAGCATGTCCGCCAGCGGGGCGGTGCAGGCCACGTTCCGCCTGTCGCAGGACGCGATTGACGAGTTCGTCAAGGGCATGAAGTCCAAGGACAAGGACGTGCAGGAGGAGACCCGCAAGACGTTCGGGGAGAACCTGCAAGCCGCCTACAAGGACGTCCTCTCCGGGCTGCGGGACCGGGTGCGGGAAGCCAAGCAGGTGCGGGACGACTTCGGTGCGGCCATCGCCGACGCCGGCTCCGGCAACATGAGCCTCTCCGGGGCGTACACGGGCCTCCAGCAGATGCAGGAGGAGCAGAACTCCGCCCTGAAGGCGCTCATGGACGCCCGGTCGAAGGTGGTCGGGGAGGCCACCGCGGAGCAGACGGCGGAGATCACCCGCTTGCAGGAGGCGTACCAGACGGCGAGCGCGGCGACCGCTGCCTACGGGGCGACGACGCTGGCGGCGTTCGAGAACCAGCAGACCCGCACGATCGCGTTCCTCTCCTCCATGCGGACGCTGATGGAGATGGGCCTCGCCGAGAACCTGTGGCAGCAGGTCTACGCGCTGGGCGCGGAGAAGGGGCAGGGGCTGGCGACCGAACTCATCAACGGTGGCGCGACGGCGATTGCTCAGGCCAACGGCATCCAAGCGGCGGTGGATGCTCAGGCGACCGCCCTCGGGGTGGACGCGGCGGAGTTGTGGAAGGGCAGCGCGGTCACGCTGGCGCAGAAGGCCGTGGACGGGTTCGAGGCGGAGTGGGGTCCGGAAGGCAAGGGCCGGAAGCGCCTCAACGCGCTGATGACGGCTCTCGCGAAGTCGATGGACCGGGAGGCCACGATCACCGTCACCACGGTCTACAAGAGCGTCTACGAGTCGGCAGGCAAGCCCCCCGGCAAGGCGCTGGGTGGCCCGGTTGCCGCCGGTCAGGCGTATTGGGTCGGCGAGCGCGGCCCGGAGGTGTTCGTCCCGGACGGCTCGGGGAACATCATCCCGAACGGTGGCGCTCCCGCCGGCACAGGCTTCGGCGCTACAGGAGGCGGCGGCAACAACTACAGCATCGTTGTGCAGGCGGGTGTCGGTGACCCGCGGGAGATCGGTCGGGTGGTGGTGGAGACCATCTCCCGGTTCGAGCGGGCCAACGGCCCCGTGTTCGCCCGGGTCGGTGACTGATGGCAGGCCGGTCCGCCGACTGGACGGTGAAGATCGCGTTCGACCTGTCAGCGAATGGTCAGGGGTCGTGGTTCACGCTGGACGACTCCACGAAGGGCAAGTTGGACGACGCGACGTACCCGCTGGCCGGCGACGTCCTCGTGGACGTCACCTCCAAGGTCAAGCAACTCACGATCCGCCGGGGCCGGTCCCGGATGCTGGAGCAGTTCACCGCCGGGGCAGCGAACATCGTCCTGAAGAACGACGACCGCACCTTCGACCCCTCCTACACGAGCGGCCCGTACTACGGCCAGTTGGTGCCCCGCAAGAGCGTGGAGATCAAGCACGCCAACGAGTTCGTGTTCGTCGGCAACGTGGAGGACTGGAACTACTCCTACCGGCGGCCGGGCTTCTCCGACGCTGAGCCGTCCTGCGTGGACGGGTTCGGTTACCTTGCCCGGCAGAACTACGGAGCCGGAACGTCCACGGAGGAGACCACCGGGGTCAGGGTCGGGAAGGTTCTGGACGGGGCGGACTGGCCGGCCGCGAAGCGCAGCATCGCCACCGGGACCCGGACCGCAGCCGCGGACGTCCGGACACAGCCGGAGAACGCCCTCACCTACGCGCAGAAGATGGAGACCACCGAAGGCGGTGCCCTGTTCGTCGCCCGGAACGGCACGATGACGTTCCTCTCCTCAGCGACCCCCTCCTACTCCGGGATCGTGTTCGGCGGGTCCGGCAGCGTCAGCGGCATCCCGTTCATCGACTACGGCGTCCAGTACGGGACGGAGGAGATGTGGAACAGCGTCACCGTCACCTACTTCTCCGGGTCCACCCCGGCGGCGTGCGCTTATGTCGCGGACGACACGAGCAGCCAGTCCACCTACGGCATGTTCGAGCAGAAGTACGACACGATGCTCACCGGGTCCACGGCCGCGTCCGGGCTGGCGCACGAGATTCTCGCCGGCTACGGGACCCCGAAGTACCGGGTGAACAAGGTGGTCGTGGACATGGCTGGCATCTCGTCAGCGCAGCGGCTCAGCGTCCTCCAGTTGGACCTCGGGTCCGTGGTCCGGGTGCTGTGGACCCCCCGGGGGGTCGGCAACGCGATCAGCGAGTATTGCGTGATCGACCAGATTGAGCACGACGCGACAACGGATTCGTACCGGGTAACGTTCGCCCTGTCCGAGTCGGACTACGTGTAGGAGGAGGGGTCATGGTTGCCTTCACGGCTGGTACGACGCTGGCGGCTGCGGCGCTGAACAGCGCGTTTAACGAACTCGTGGTGAACGCGCAGACCGGCACCTCCTATCCGCTGGTCCTCACGGACCGGGGCGGTCTCGTCACGCTGAACAACGCGAACCCGGTCACGGTGACGGTCCCTGCCTATGCGACGGTCGCCTACGCCAACGGAACTCAGATCGGCCTCCTCCAGATCGGGGCCGGGCAGGTCACGGTCGCTCCCGCTGGAGGCGTGACGATTGTGTCGTTTAACTCGGCGAACAAGATCGTGGGGCAAGGAGGGCTGGCGGTCCTCATCAAGATCGCGACGAACACGTGGTATCTGAGCGGTGGGATCACCGCATGAGTTTCGTTCTCCTCGGGGCGGCGCAGATGCCGTTTAACGACGCGACGGGTGGCACGATCACCACGTACACGCTGTCGGGCAAGACGTACCGCGTCCACTCGTTCCTGAGTGGGAGTACGAACTTCGTGGTGCTGCGGTCCCCGCAGCCGTTCGACGTGCTGTGCGTGGGCGGTGGAGGCGGTGGCGGCGGTCAGGACGGCAACTTCCACGGCGACGGCGGTGGAGGCGGCTACGACACCGGGACGACGCTCGTGCTCACGCCAACGACGTACTCTGCTGTGGTCGGAGGTGGAGGTGGAGGTGGCTGGGGGACATGGGGCTACGGCTCCCCCGGAGGTTCGTCCTCGCTGTCCACGGTGTCAGCGAACGGCGGTCCCGGTGGCAACCCGGCAGGGATTAACGGCGGTAACTACTCCTACGGCCCGTCGAACGGTGGGACGTGGGACTGGCGCACGGGGTCAAACGTGACCTACGGGTCGGGTGGCGCACCGAACGATTGGGACAACACGCAGGGATCGGGAGGCGCGAACACGGGCAACGGCGGCGGCGGTGGTCACACGAACAAAGGGGAGCCAGCGGGTACAGAGCACGGTGGCGCGACGGGCGGCTCCGGCATCGTGGTCGTGCGCTACCAGATCGGATGACCATGCTGTCGGCCGTGCTGCTTCCGGGGCTGCTCAACGCCGCGGAGGTGGATGCGCTGACGGAGCGAGCGCTCGCCGACGCGTTCGGACCCCGCCGGTTCCACAACCGGCCAGACGACCCCCTCATGGGCATCCTGCACGAGAGCATCCAGCCGACGGTGGAGGCGGCGCTGGGTGTGCCCATGACTCCCGTGACGTGCTTCTTCCGCGTCTACGAGGCCCGGTCGATCATGGCGACGCACACGGACTTCGCGCCGTGCGACGTGACCGTCAGCGTCGGCGTCGCCAGCAGGCTCCCCGAAGGGTATGACGGGTGGCCGCTCATCGTGGACGGGGAACCGCTGGTCCTCCCCCCGGGGGCAGGTGTCGCGTTCGCCGGCCTGCCGCATGGACGCGACCCGTTCGACGTGCCCGACGGCTGCTATCAGGTTCAGGCGTTGTTCTTCTACTCGCTGAGCGAGAGCGGGTAGCCTTCCGTCATGCCGATTCTCGGACAGGCGTACAACGCGATCAAGGGACGCGACCCGTACTCGTATGCGACAGGCGGGACCGTCACCACGTACTCGCTGAGTGGGAAGAACTACCGCGTCCACTCGTTCCTCGTCGCGGGGACCAGCGAGAGCCTCGTCGTGGTGAAGAACACCGGCCTGTTCGACGTGCTGTGCATCGGTGGTGGCGGTGGCGGAGGCGGTCACGACGGCAACTGGCATGGTGACGGTGGCGGTGGCGCTTACGACACCGGGACCACGCTGGCGCTCGCGCCGGGCGAGTACACGGCGACAGTCGGCGGTGGTGGTGGTGGCGGTTGGGGAACGTGGGGCTATGGGTCGCCGGGTGGCAC